TAAGGAGGCGACCTCAATCCACCGCAAGGAATGAGTAGCCTTAATTGATATCCATTTCTGGACATTCATCTTTTGGAGAGTATGGTTTGGTAGGGAGGTTCAAGTCCTCCCCGGCTAACGCCGCCGCTGTAAAGCGGGATCGGAAACCTTTAGACCTATTCTTCAAATTCTGGATAGAAAGTTATGTTCTTATCAGTTGGGAGCTTGCTTCTTTCAGTGTGTTGAAGGGCTTCTGCGCAAGGTAAACCTTGGCTGCCTTCGGGCACCTCTGGAAACGCTAGGCCATTTCTGGTTTAGTGCACCTAGTCAATAGGATGGTGTGACCATCCCCCTGTACTTGATATGTCGGAAAGGTTTCTAATAGGACCTTTCTCTGGAGTTGGCTTTGCACGCCTTATTCTAGATAAAACGACCTCTACACCGGGGTAGGAGAACAAATTATTTATTACTAAAAAGCAACAAACAATCTATTCAACCTATTAGACCATTTTGTTTTACCTGTCTTACTCGTTTTCTTATTCCTAATCTCCATGTATGCTATCATCTCATCCGCCCTAGGGTGGATCAGCGGTAGCATGACGGGGTTAAGAACTTTGAAAACACCTCCATCAGCGTTAGAATTAACGCCGGTGACGGTTAAAGAGTTTGATAGAGTAACCAATTTGGTTTCCTTAGTGTTCAATATTACTCATGGTCAGAAGGCTATTCTTAATAACTTAAAAAGTAGCATACTTAAGATCTGGAAAAATTCCGGAGTTAAGTTCACTATAATTTATTTATCAGAATGCCTGAGACTCGTGTGTATATATATTGCTGAGGACGGTATCCAAAATAGGAAAACGTGGGTAGCAACCTATTGTAAATCAGGTTTACCAAAAATCTTGGGTATCAAAGGAAGACAGTACATTATTGATTACAGGAATGCAATTAATGATGGTACTGCTTCTGATGAATCCTTGAAATTTGCTCGGTTATTAATTTCATTCCTTAGTTTCTTCAGAATGATGAGCCCAAAACATGTCTTGAATTTCTCGACAGTTACGGACCCTTTAAAAGAGGGTTCCGTGCCGCTAAGAAATAAAGATATAGTTAGGGGGTTATCTTCATTGGGGATTAGACGTATTAAAACATCTTCTCCTCGATTTATCTGGAGTATCAAGGCTGGAGTTAATACTCGATATGCCTTTCTTTCAATAGGGCTGGACATGCTTGGAATTATAGCTGTTCCTCGTATCTGGTGGAGTATGTTGAGATATGCGTTCCATATGGGATACTACCTTTTCTGCTTTATCTTTGTGTTGGCATCTTTATGGTGCCTACCGTTCTTTATAATATTCACCCCCTTAGTCGGATTTTTCCGATTAGGAAGGTTGAGTATTGTTAAGGAACTCAGAGGTAAGGCAAGAGTAGTTGGTATCACCGATATGTGGACACAGATGCTCTTCAAACCTCTACATGATGCGATTTATGACCAACTTGGGAATATTCCCGAAGATGGCACTAAAAACCAGTTGGGTCCAGTTAAACTAATCTTAAGGAATAAACCGTCTTGGGTGAACTCCGTTGACCTCTCCGCCGCGACCGATAGACTACCTGTTGAATTACAGGCAAGAATCTTGTCACGGTTGGGGGTCCCGGGACACCTTTGGATGGATATCCTTGCTCGTCCATATAACTATATGGAGGAGGATTATGTTTATGCTGTGGGCCAACCGATGGGAGCGTATAGTTCTTTTGCTATGTTAGCTCTTACTAACCATGTTGTTGTGCATGCTTCACTGTCAGAAAATGGTGTCATTTATGAACCAGGTTCTGGACAATATGCTGTATTAGGAGATGATGTCGCCATCGCTATTGCTGATGTTGCATCAACTTATATCCGAAAACTTGAGAGCATAGGTGTCGAGGTGAATCCAATCAAAGGGTTCACTGGAAAGACTATTGAATTTGCTAAAACACTATTTCATGGACCCTCAGGTGCGAATTTCACGCCTGTTGGTGCAAAAATTGTGCTTAGAGCAATTCGAGAGCCAATCTACTTCGTCACACTCCTTAAAGATTTAATCAATAAGGGCTATCTTTCTATTTTAGGATTGAGTTTATCAACATTTAACCAGTATCTTTCGTTATTCGGAAAAAATTCCGGACCAACGAGAGATGCCTGGTTATTCGCATTTTTAGGACCTCAGTCAGGCCTTTGGGGACAATCGGAGGGTAACCAAGATAAAAATCTTTGGAGATCCCTTTTCGATCAGTTCCTTCTGACCCTGCCTGGGGGTTCTAACTTTTCGTCAGTAACAAGATGGTATGAAAACCGTCTGATACGACTATCAGTCTTTTCCTATAGCTCTGTTCTTGAGCTTGGT